CGTAAATCTGGTAAAAAGAGGTGTTCAGTTTTTAGATTCCCAAAATAACCCACTAACTTTAATTGAGTGGTCAAATGGTTTGAAATATTATAAACCAACTCCATTATTAGAGGTTATCTATTCAACGATGGCATCTGAATTTGCAAAAATAGATTGGACTCATATTATTTTCAAAGATAAAAAATTTGAAAAGCCAACGGATCATCTAAATGAACTACTTGGATTAAGACCGAACAAACTTCAAACTAAGTATGATTGGATGTTCACGATGATGTATCAGTTGTGTAAGTATGGGAATGCCATAACTTTTATTATTCGAAGTCCGGATGGAGAAATACTGAGTTTCAATCCGATTGATGTAAGTGACTACGAATTGGGTAAAGGTTATGTCATTAATGATCAATCTGTTTTTATAAAACTAAAGCGAAAATCAACAAATGAGATTATTTTAATGGATTATAACGATGTCATTCATTTGAGATCCAATCCAAACGATATTTTCAGAGGAGATATTGCTTCTGTTTCAAGTGGAATGGATTCATTTATAAAAGTGTTTGATGAAAATCTAAATGCTATGTTAAATGAGCTTCAAGATAATGGTAATGTTCGTGGAATCATTACATTGAATGGTGGTCCTACTATAGGCTCACTTAATGCAGCAGTTTTAAAAGATGATAAAGAAAAAATCAATAAGCAAGAAGAAATCGTCAAACGAATCAAATCAACTAAAGGTGGCATTCTTGTTTTGGATGCTGGCGAAACATGGACGAAACTTGATTCTCCTTTTAAGACAATGACTCCAGGTGATATTGATAGTTATGTTAAGTTTTTATACTCGTTTGTTGGTATGAATCAAAAAGTTATTGATGGCACTGCGAAAGAAGAAGAAATGGAAGTGTTTTTTAATCGATCTGTAATGCCGAAAGTTGAAAACATAAAAAATGAATTGAATTATAAATTATTCAGTTCAGACGAAAGAAAGTTAGGACACTCAATAGAATACTATCGTAACCCTTTTGAATATGTCGCAACAACTAAAGCCCTAGACAGTTTGTATAAAGGCGCAATGTTCTTTACAAAGAATGAAATAAGAACAAGTGTATTTAAATTACCTCCAGTCGAGGGCGGAGATGAATTGTTGAACAATCTCAATTTCGATACCTCTGAAGATAAAGGGAAGAAAGGAGGTGAACAACATTAACGAGAAAGTATTACGGTATTTTGATGCTGAAGTTAGGGCAAAAGATGAAGAAGGTATGATGGTTACAGGTTATGCTTTGAAATTTGAGAAACCTACGCAAATTGGAAACGATAAATGGGGGTGGATTGAAAAGATATCGCGTAAAGCGATGGAAACAGCGAAATTAAACGATGTTATTCTAAGTTTTAATCACTCATTTAGTAGTGTTCTGTCACGAACAACCAATAAATCATTAGTTTTAAGTGTTGATGATATAGGTTTGAAATTCGAAGCAGAAATTGTAGATACTTCATATGGGAAAGACGTATTTAAGTTAATCAAAGAAGGATTAATCAATCGAATGTCTTTTTATGTAGAAGTATTAAAAAGTGAATGGAAAATCGATGAAAAAGGGAAAGAGTTAGATCAAAGAACAATTACATCGTTTGGACGTTTCTTTGATATCGCTGCAGTTACATTCCCAGCGTACGATGACACTATCATTTCAGCACGTAGTGATTTAGTAGTAATTGATGCTGATGTTCGTACACACTTTGAGAAGCGTGAATATGAACGACAAATAGTAGAACTTGAAAAAATAACAGGAGGAACACATGAAATTTAAATCAAGTACAGAAGCAAGACACTTTATTAATTCAAAAAAAGCAGAATTAGGAGTGATTGATTCAAAGATTCAAGCAAGAAGTGCAGAAGCAAAAGACGAGGCTATTACGATTGAAGCTCGTGGATTAATTATTAAAGAAGTTGAAGGTGAAGTAGCAAAACGCAATCAAATTAATGTTGATCTTGCTGATGCGGAAAAAGAAGAAGTAGAATTACGCTCGAAAGAACAAGAACAATTCGGTATTCTTGGGAATGTTGGTTCATCTACTGTTGAAGCAAGAAACAGTTACAGAGAAAAGCAAGATGATGTTTATTCATCAATTGAATATCGCAATGCTTGGGTTCAGGCTATTAAAACAGGTGATCAATCTGAAGTTAAACGTTTAGCTTCAACTGCAAAAACTGATGCTGGAAATGGTGGAGTTGTTATTCCTACAGAAGTAGCGAATAAAATTGAAACTTTATTACGCAAAGGTGGAACAATTGCGGATTTATGTAGAAAAACTTACCAAAAGGGTTATTTATCTGTACCATATGAAATTTCATCTTCTGATGCATTAGATGCAGTAGAAGGTGCAGCTGCTGGTGCAGAAGGCAGTTACGAACTTGGTACTGTAGATTTATCTCCTCTTTATATTCGTAAATGGACTAAATTAACTAAAGAACTTGAAGCAATGGATCCAGGTGCATTTATTGATTATGTTCTTGATGACTTAGTTGAAAAGGTACGCGTTAAATTAGATTCAAAAATCTTAGTTGGTACAGGCACTAAAGGTGTAGTTGGAATTATCAATGCATTACGTACAAACGGTGTTGCAACTCTTGAAGTTTCTGCTGTTGATTTTGGAACTGGTTATGCTGCAATGTCTAAATTAGATAATGATATTGAAGCGGATGCTGTTGTTGTCATGAATCGTGCAACTTATTTTGATCACATTATGCAATTAAAAGATTCAACTGGACAACCAATATATAAAATCATCAATGATGCGAATGGTAAACCTCAATTTTATTATGCAGGAATGAGATGTAAATTCAATTCTTCAATAACCGCATATTCTGCAGCTGCTGCAGCTGGTACACTATTCATGATTGTTGGTAATTTCAATGGTTATCAATTAAACCTTCCTGAAGGTGAATCTGTTCAAATCATTCGCGATCATTTATCCTTATCCGAAAGCGGTCAAATTAAGTACACTGGTGATTTATTTGCAGCTGGTAATATTACGAAAGACAAACACTTTGTAAAAGTTGTTAAGGCTGCTTAATGAAAAAGTGTAGAGTTAAAGTTGATGCTGTAACTCTTGTAGCAGCTAAAGATTCTATTGTTATTGTTAGTGATAAGCAGTTTGATCTCATATCTCATATGGTTGAAGAAATTGGACCAAAAAAAGTTAAGAAAGATGAACCTACTGATTTGCAAAACAATCAAGTTGACTCAAAAGATGTATCAACCGATCAAACAACTTTAGATGAAACATCAAAAAGTGATGTTGTGGATGATTCAACCGTTAAACAAGACGAAACTAAAGAATAAAGAAAATAGGTGGTAGTATGACACAATCGCCAACTCCAAAATCGTTAATTACAAGTAAAGTCAAAACTCTATTAGATATTGATAATACAACATTATACGATTCAAAACTAAATATTCTAGTAAACGGAGGTATATCCAAATTAACTAATGAGGGTATACCTTTTGCGTTTACAGTTGAAGAATTCACTAGAGAAGTACCTGAAATTGATGATTATGCTATTTGTTTAAGCTATCAAGTTGCGATTGATTTGGATTTAGATGTTGATTTAAATCGATTACAAAGTATGTATCTATCTCGTGCCATTACATTGAGAAAAAGCAATGTGGAATAAGCGTGAAGTCGATCTTATTTATGTAGCCAAAACAAAAAATGCAAAAGGTACTCCAATTGAATTAGAAACGATTAAAAAAGTACGTTGTGATGAAATGGGTGCTTGGAGTGTTAACTATTACTCCAATCAAAACCGAAGAATGCAATTATCAAATAATTTAAGAGTGGATGAAAGTCAAGTTGATGATTATCTTCAGGATGAAAAAGTATATCAACTCAAATATGTTAAATTTAATGGTCGAAAGTACCAAATTAAGAATATTCTTATTGATAAAAAATTGAGAAGAAAGAAGATTCTTGATATTGAGGAAGTGAACATAAATGAAAAAGTCATTTAATCAAAAAGAGTTTATAGATTTGTTAAATGCGAATCCTTATCAAATTAAGGCACATTATAATGAACTCGATGAACTTGAAGATGGTGATTACATATTTGTTGATCGTATTTCTGATTCTTCAATCTTATCGGATGATACAGCTGCATATAAAAACAATGTGCTTATAAGTGTTTATTGTAAAAATG